TTTGTAACATTATTTAATGTATCTGAGATTTTTTCTCTCTCACCTACCGAAAATCCAGCATGAGATGTTTTAAGAATAAGACCAGGTTGTTGTTTCTTCGGTACATCTCTAAAAACTGTACAGAATGTTTTAATCATCATTCCTACATCTTTTCTATCATGTCCTAAATCACCACTTAACCAATGTCCTACAAATAAGAAATTAAAATCAGTATCAACTGAATCTAAAATGGATTTAGATGATTTACCATTAAATATTGTAGTATCAACACCTTCAAATAAAACAGCACAAGGTTTTTCTAACTTTAATTCTCCTGTTTTTTGTTTTGTGTTTTTATCAATCTGAGTATAAACTGTCTTTACAAGAGTGTCTTTTGTAAATTGTGATGGAGTTATAATTAAATCCATTTGATTAGAACCTTGTAAAAAGTCTTGAGGAGATACTGTTGTTTCTACACCAGCAGTAATACCTATATTGTACTCTCCTACTTTCTTAAATTCATTTGCAACAGATATCTGTATAAAAATATCTGGTGTTCTATCCAAGTTAGTTACGAGACTTGATAGAACTTTTTTACCAAACTCAGTTTGTGGATTGATTTGGTCTTGTGGAGTATTTCCCCATCGTGTTGGTACAATTTTAACATCGTACTTATCTAATTCAAATAATGATTTCAAGATATCTCTTGAATGGTCACCATAACCACTTCTTGTAGCAATAGGTGCCTGTAATACTAATATTGGTTTATTCATTGTCTAATTCTCTTAATCTATTTTCTTCTTCGTTTCTCAAACATCTTTCAATTGATATTTGAGTTAGTTTTGTTACTTCTTCTAACTTTTCTGGTTCATGAGGTGAATTATAACATTCAAATCTTATAGTTTCAACTTCATTATCAGATAATACCAATACATGATAATCAATTGATAGTTCTTTTCTATCATAAATTGCTTTTCTTGATACATCAAATTGTCTAGGATTCCAATAACCTGGTAATCTAACTATAAAAATTGGTTTACCCATTACCTAATTTTATAAACGTTAAACTTTTTCTTTGGTTTGAAATTCTTAAATGTGGTTTCAATTCCATCAACAAGTGTTTTACACATATTTTTAGAATTCAATCCCATTTCACCTAAAAATTCTTTTCTACCTTTCTTACCAGCTTCTTTTCTTTCTTGAGGTGTTTTATCATACCAATATCTGATTGCACTTGTTACATCGTATATATCTACCTTATCATCTATGATATATGGAGTAGGAATAGAACCAACTAATGTTTGAACTCTTGGCCATACTGGTTTTACCCACTCACCATGAGTTACTTTATCTTCCCATTCTCTCCAATCATGAAGTGAACCAATTTGTTTATAATCATCGGCTGTAAGATATTTTTTAGTTGATTTCTTTTTGAATCCACATTGGTCTTGTAATCCACCTGTAACATTTACAATGATAGGAGTTTCTGTCATTACCGATTCTGCAGTTACCAATCCAAATCCTTCGTTACCTGCAATATTAATTGTACAATCTGATAAGTTATAAATCCAATTTAATTCATTTTGGTTTACCCTATCTGTTGAAAATTTAATTTCACAACCAGGTGCTATTCTATTAGCAACTTCTATTAGATTTGTTCCATTTTGGTCAACAGGATTTGTATGCATTATTAAACAAGTTTTATCTCTATCTTCCTCTGGTAATCCATCTACAAAGTTTTTATATGCCCATATTACATCAGATGGTTGTTTTCTTTTAATGTTTCTATTCATCCAAAATAAAACAAACTTGTAATCTTTATCACCTAATAACTGTTTTTTAAACTCAGCTGGTACTTCTGTTGGTTTATATGTATCAGGATTAATACCATGTGGTACATAAGATACTTGCCAATCTTCTAAGGGTTTGATTGTTTCTGAATCTATATTACCAACTCTACTTACTATACCATAGGTTTGTCTTGAGATACATCCCAACCAATCACATGATTCATAATAGTTTCTATTGTAATGAGGGTCTGGTAAATCATCCCATATATGATAAAATAGAATTGGAATATTTTGTCTTAGTTCCGCTTCCATCTCATATAACCATCTCCAATATCTTGGGTCTGTAAAGTGTAGAATTGCATCAGGTTGGTGTCTCATGATTAATTCTCTAAGAATATTAGCATCACCATAACCAGTCCAAGGAATGATTTTTAGTGAAGCATCTTCTACTCCACTAATTTTTCGTGCATCTGCACCTAAATCAATTTCTTTACCTTGGTCAGGATGTTTAACCGCTGCTCCTAATTGAACCCAATCATATTTATCAAAAGTACCAAAAACTAATTCTTTAGATACAGTTGCAATACCAGATGACATTCGTAAATCATCAGATAGTAATAAAATTTTCTTCTTTTTACTCATATAACCTTAATTAATAATTTTTTTAAATGTTTCCGAATCTTCTCTTAGATTTCCAAATCACTCTTTTCGTACTACCTACCATTCTTTTCTTAGAAACTAATTCATTAAAATTATCTCTAAGTTGATTTAACTGAGGTCCACTTGCTTTTTCTGTACTCATTTGTTTTTTTACTTTTTTTTAAAATTGAGAACCACTTTCATGTAGGTTCTGGTAACTATTTATTTCACTTCTAAATGTTTCATCTTCAATATACTTATCAACTGAACGATTTACTAGTTTTTGTAATGTGATGTTTGAATCAAATGAAATCCTTTTGAATGATGAGTAAATATCTTTTATGATTTTTACTGTTGTTAATTTTGTTTCTGCCATAACTCTCCGTTTTTTAATGTTATTATGTATAAATATATACAAATATATAAAACATTAAATTAAATCGTGTTTTTTTAAAGCATCTTTTTCTAAAAATATAGTACAACTCCATCTTTCACCTGATTCTATTGGAGTAACCCAATGTACTTGAGCATTTCCAAAGATACATACATTACCAATTTCTTGATTTATAAGTATATCTTTATTATCATTAACCCACAATTCTCCACCACTATATTCATCAAGTGAACCAAGTTGCATCAAAATTGTGTAATATCGTTTTCTACCAAGTTTAGTCTTTCCTTCTGAAACATCATCTATGTGTGGTTTAAATTCAAATCCTTTTGGATATTTTTGAACAATCATTTCCCATCCTAAATTTACAATTGGTAGATTTAACTCACCAACCCAATTTAGTATTCTTTCATTTATCCAATTATATTTATTCGAAGAGCTCCAAGGTAGATGTTCTGCTAAATTATGGCCTCCTTTAGGGTCATGTTTTCCATCATTCATATCAGGATGATATGTACCAATAACTCTATCTTCTAGTTTAGTAACATATCCACGAATTTTGTGAATCTCTTCTTTAGTAAATAAAACCTTTTGATGTAACATCTATTTTATTTTAAGTCCATGCAGAACACAAACCTCTTTCTTTAAACTCACACCAATCACAAGGTTTACCTTTGTTGGTAGGAAATTCTGTTTGTATTATCTCACCATTCTCACCGAATACCGAATCAACAAATCCCATAAAGTTTTTCCAAGCCATATTCATTGAAGGTTTACCATTTGCTGGAACGAACTTAGATATTCTTGGTATAGGGAAATCTGCTCCTTCCCATAACTTTCTTTTGAGTATTTGATATTCTACTTTTATTTTATCCAAAGGTATATCATACTTTTCAGAATAGAATTTTTTGTATAATAACATCTGAGAGGTTTTTACTTTATCATTCTTTTGGTATTTGTTCCAACCTCTTGTTGAAGTTTTTAAGTCAATGATAATATAATCTTGTGTAGTTTTATCTTTTAGAAGTACATCAATAAAACCAATGAAATGAACACCTGGTTTAATCTCAGCGTTCAATCTTTGTTCTATTGCTACGAGTTCAAATCCACTCTTAGTGTATAACTTATCTAATTTACTTGTAAAGTACTTAAGTATTTTCTTTCCATCATCAAAGAATTCTACTAATTCTTCTTGGGTACATGGGTCATCTTCACCCATCTTATCTTTGTACTTCATGAAATGTTCTACAAGTTTAGAATGTAACATCTCTTCTAGGTTTAGTTGTAATGCCTGTTTTTTAGTTACATTATACATCACATCTAAGAAATGTTGAATCACTTCGTGCATAGCAGAACCAAAGATAAGATGAATATTAGCGTTACTAATACCTAACTTATCAATATAATTTAATTTGTATTGTTGTTGGCATGAACTATACATACCATACTGAGAATAACTTACTCTTGCCATACTTTTTATTTATGTGATTCAGTTGATACTCCATACTTCACTATATTGAAGTCTTCTAAACTTAGAGATTCCCACCAATCTAGTGATACCTCTTCATCATCTATGGATATAGAGAATTCTTTATCATAACCACCATCTTCTGTTTGAGGGTAAATTATTCCTTCTTTTGTGTCAAATACACTTCCTACTGATTCTAATACTATTAACATACTTTTATATTTTAATTATCACTCATTTACTATGTAAATATACGAAAAAAAATCGAGACTGCCAAATATTTAAACCTTTAATTTTAACTTAGTTATTTGTTTTTTATCAATACCATATTTCTCACAAATGTACTTTATATTTTCCCTACCTTCTTTCGTTGAGTAAAGTATTTCACAATAATCTTCTGCCTCTCTAATTGAAGAATTAAAATCTTCTTTTAATAAATCAATTAACCAAGATTCATATTTATTAGATTTTTTTCCTTTTGTATATTTTAAAAAATATCTACCTTTTGGAATTAATCCTATTAAAGCAAGATAAAGTTGTTTGGGTTCTAATACTTGTGTATAGGGTTGTATCTCTGAAAGAACCTCAATCCAATCAGGATTCATAGAAAGAAAACGATGAACCATATAGTTACTCCATGTTTTCTTATCATCATCTTCAAGTTTATCCCAATACTTAGGGTCTTGAAATTGTGTTACTGCTTTTATATGGTCAAATAAAGATTTAGCCATTTTGTTTTAGTTCGTTTGGTAATAATTCTTGATTGATTTCACCACAATCACCACAAAGATATAATTCTACTGGTATGATTGCATCATTTTTTGTACCTGTAACTATCTTAGAAATCTTTAAGAACTTAGTACCTGGTATAAACACAGTACCACCACATTCTTGACATTTCATTTCTGTTGCCTTAGATAAATCTATCTTT